ACATCGCCAACGTCAACGCGCTCTAAGTCAGACCAAGTCTTGAATCACCTGCGGCGTCTCCGGGCGCCGCAGCTTTCAGGATGGCCGACTCACTCTGGACCGGCATTGCCTCCGACCTGGGCGATGAGATGGCCCACCTCGTCAAAGAGGAACTCCTCACAGGTTGGAACGTCAAAGCCGTCATGGCTGGCCTTGAGCAGCAGCGCATCGCGCAGGCCAACGAGCGCCTTGAGCAATGCGCCGTTGAAGGCATCGGCCAGCACACCATGAGCATCGACGCCGATGTCTACTGGGCTTGGGAAAAAACCGAACCCGGTTGCTGGGCCGACAAAGGCTGGCGCGATGACTTCAAAAAGCGGCACCCCGAGACCGCCGTCCACTACACCCCGCGCCGCACCACGGTGCTTGTCCCTTAAATGATCAAAGCACCCGACCGCGACAAAATCTCCGAGATCCTCTCGGACATCGATGAGGCCGACGCCGATGGCAGCGGCTACGTCCAGCGGAAGCTCCGCAACTGGAACACCCGCTTCTGCATCTGGGCCGGCCAGACCGACGATGGCCGCAAACACCAAGAGGCTCTCGGCAAGCGCCCGTTTCCTTGGGACAAAAGTTTAGATTCGCGCGTGCGCATGGCCGACACCATCGTCCGCGATCACGTTGCCATGCTGACCAACGCCTTCTTCAAGGCGCGCGTCCAAGTCCAGCCCGTCGAGTCCATGGACATCGACAAACGCAGCGCCGCGGAGTCCGTCCTCAAATGGCTCCTCTTTCAGCACGTCCTTGATGATCTCCGCAGGGAAGTGCAGCTCGCCGCCAACTTCCGCGAGACCTACGGCCTCGCCGTCATGGCCGTCGATTGGATCAAGACCACGCGCACCGAGATCAAGAGCTTCAGCATGGAAGACGCCATGATGATGCTGCAGGAATCCCAAGATCCCAACCTGCAAGCCCTCCTCGAGGTCGTCCTCGACCCCGAGCAGGAAGAACTCGCCGCCCAACTCATGGGCGAAGTCATCCCGGAACTCGGCACCATCGCCAAAGTCCGCGCCTTCCGCGAGAAAGGCTTCGTCGAATGGGAGCAGCCCTACGTTTTTGAAAGCCGGCCCCAGTGGACCGCGCTCGAGCCTTGGGAAGACATCATCTTCCCCGCCCAGACCTACTCATTACAGCGTGCCGCGTTCGTTGCCCGACGCGAGCTAATGACCGAACCGGAGTTGCGCGAACGTGCCGCTGTCGAGGGTTGGGACGACAAATGGGTCGAGCAAGTCGTGGAGAAGAAAGGCGACATCCGCCGCATCTCGCTGAACCTCCACCGCAGCGACCAGTTCCTCTACGACCACCAGCGCGACATGATCGAGATCTGGCACGTCTACAGGAAGGAGCACGACGACCGCACCAAGGCGATGCGCGTCACCCGCACTGTCCTCAGCTACCACGTCCCGGATCGCACCGCCGTCCACGACATCCTGCCCTACGCGCACGCACTTTATCCCTTCGTCGAGCTGCCCCGCGAGCGCGCCTCACGCCCCATCTTGGAATCCCGCGGCGTGCCGGAGATCGTCCAGACCGCCCAGGAAGAAGTCAAAATCCAACGCGACATGCGAGGCGACCGCGCCAGCATCGTCACCTTGCCCCCGCTCAAAACGCCCGCCGCGCGCGGCAAGATGGACCTCATCCTCGGCCCCGGCGTGCAAATCCCCGAGCGCCGCCCCGGCGAGATCTCTTGGATGACCCCGCCGCAGCCCGACGCCGGCAGCATCGAAGTCGAGATGTCCATCCGTAACGATGTGGACAACTACTTCGGCCGCATCAGCGAAGCCGTCCCGCCGCAACGCTACATGCTCCACACCCAAGAGCTGGTCGATAGCTGGCTCCTCGACATGAAGCTCTGCCTCGTCCAGACGCTCGCTCTTTGTCAGCAGTATATGACCGCGGAAGAAGTCGCCCGCGTCACCGGCAACCCCAATCTCCCGCTCACTGCCAGCCCCGCCGACATCCGCGGCCGCTTTGATGTGACGTGCGAGTTCGATGCCCGGTTGCTCGACTCCGAAGCCCTCGGCGCCAAATTAGACTACCTGGCCAAAGTCTTGGTTCCCTTGGACAGCTTCGGCGTTATCGATCGAGTCGGCTTGGTCCAATATATGATGCAGGCAGTAGACCCAAATCTCGCCGGCATCCTCATCAAAGACATCGGCGCCGCTACCCAGGCCGAGCAAGAAGACGAGCAAGGAGCCTTCGCAAAAATCGCCGCAGGCACCGAACCCCCGCTCAAGGAAGGCGGCCAAAACGCGCAGGTAAGGCTGCAAACCCTCCAGCAAATCATCCAGTCCAACCCCGCCGTCCAACAGCGCTACGCCCAAGACGAAATCTTCCGCAGCATGATCGACGCGAGAGCACAAGCCTTCCAATTCCAGCTCCAGCAGCAGCAAAACGCAGTCATCGGCCGCACCGGCGCCCAGCCCGCGCTGCAAAAGATGGCCCAAGACCAGCAACTCGGCATGCCCGCCGCTCCTTCCGCTTAATGCCCTTGCTGCCAACTGCCAACTGACTACTGCCAACTTCCCCATCCCATGCATCCCAACGTCTCAGTCAGAAACATCGCCGGACTAAACATCCCGCAGCACAACGCGGTTGAGCTGAATTACGTCTCCACGACAAACAATCTTTCCACGGTGGTCTACAAAGAAGGCAGCCAGACGGTTGCCACGCTCACCTTTACCTATGTCGGCGGCACGCCGTCCTCGGATGACGCCAAGATCGCCACAGTGACCCGCAGCTAATGGCTATCAAGTTCAACCCGCTGACAGGAAACTTCGACTTCACCGGCTCCGGTGGAGGCGGCGGCGCGAGCTATATCGACGGCGAGGTGCAAAACTTCAGCGCGTTGCCCACCGCCAACCCGCCAGCCGTAGACAGCGCCTACCTCGTCCGCGAACCCGAAGGCACTTGGCTCATCAACCGCAAGCCCGCGGGCATCTACATTCGTGTTGCCACCACCGGAACACGCGCCACTGACTGGACCTACGCGGGCATTCTGCCGGATGTCTTCAACGACGCCAACTTCCTCCTCTACGATAACGACGACAGCTCCAAAAATTTAGCCTTCCAACTCTCCGGCATCAGCGCCAGCACGACCCGGACCTTAACCGTCCCCAATAGCTCCGGAACCATCGCCCTCACATCCCAGCTCACCGACGTAAAAGTCTACACCGCCAACGACACGTGGACAAAACCCGCCGGAGCCAAGCTCGTCCACTACTTCATCGTTGCCGGAGGCGGCGGCGGCGGATCAGGTCGCCGCGACACCACGGCCAACAACGGCGGCGGCGGCGGCGGCGGCGCTGGCGGTTCAGTGAGTGTTGGTTGGATTGACGCAGCAGCACTCGACAACACTGTAACAGTCACAGTCGGGGCTGGTGGCGGCGGTGGCGCTGGAAATCGCCCCAACAACTCCAGCGGCAGCGCCGGAGGCGGAGGCGGCGCAAGCAGCTTTGGGGCAATTACGTCTACTGGCCCAAGCGGCGGCGCGGCAGGTTCCGGCAGCGCAGGCGGAACAGGTCAAGGCGCATCTTCGGGTTTAGGTCTCTATTATGCAACCGCTGTAGGCCGCGGCGCAAGCAGCGCCGGAGGTTTCACTGCCAACGCGACAGCCGCCGCTACGGCGACAGGAACAGCCGCTGGTGGAGGAGGAGGCGGCGGCAAGCAGGCCACGACTTATTACAACGGCGCCAACGGAGGCGCGGTTGGAAACGTCACATCTACCGCAGGCGGCACGTTTGTTGCCAACGCCGCAGGCAATGCCGGAGCAACATGGATCGGCGGCTACCTTGGCTCCGGCGGCGGCGGCGGATCGCCCGGCACCGGCGGCCAAGCCAACAACGGCGGCAACGGCGGCCTCTACGGCGGCGGCGGCGGCGGCGGCAGCGCCTGCGACAACGACGCTGGCGGCGAGGGCAAGGGCGGCGATGGAGCGCAAGGCATCGTCGTCATAACCACTTACTTCTAATGACCGAGCAATACGCCATCCTCGATCAAGCCAACGGGCACCTCGTCAACGTCGTCCTCTGGGACGGCGACACCGGCAAGTGGCAACCGCCCGCCGGAACATCCGCTGTCCGCTTGGCCGACATCGACCTCGCCACACTTCCGCCCGCACCCGCACCGGAAGCCGAACCGATCACCGCCGAAGAACACCTCAAATCCGTCGGCCTCGCCGGCGACCGCCAGCCCACACTTTTGTATCTCCGCCAGTCCCTCACCGCCGCAGGCAAAACCTGCGCCGAGCTGGACGCCGTCGAAGCCTACTTGCAGCAGGTTCTTGCATTGTTCGCCGCCAATCCGGCGCCGCGCAACGACTGGCCGAATCCCAGCGTCACTTTTGAAGCCGCCGTGCAGTCGGCCATGAACGCACTTAACAGCTAATGCGCACCGTAACCCTCCAGTCTATCCTCCTCCGCGCATGGCAGCGCGCCGGAAACGACGGCAGCGACATCGCTAACATCCCATCCGGCGCCCGCACCATGATGGTCGCAGCCGCGAACGAACGCATCGCGGATTGCTGGGAATGGAGTGATTGGCCGGAACTCATGCGCGTCGAAAGCCGCACTGTGCAGGGTGACGCTACGAACGGCTATTACATCGACTACGAGCAGAGCGGCCAGACCGCCATGGGCGAGGTCTTTGGCGTTTTAAGAGACAACCCTGCAACCCACGCCGCGCCCCGCGCCATTGGCTATACGCTCCTCGGAGATGCCATTCGCTTCCCCGAAGACACCGACCTGCCAACCACCGTCTGGGTCAACTTCCGCATCCGTCCGACCGAATACAGCGCCAGCAACCTCTCCGCGACAGTGCCCGCCGTCATCGCAAAAGCAGTCGCGCTCATGCTGACCTCCGATCTTCTCACCGAAGACGGCCAGCTCGACAAAGCACTCGCCATGGAACAGCTCGCCGAGTCCGAGCTGATCTCGCAGCGCGACAAATACTACTTCCAGCAAGGGCAGCCCAGCATGTGGACCGCCCGCGTCAACCAATACTAACCAACCAACACTATGGGATTCCCTAATAACAAAATCACCAACGGCCTCAGCGGCGGCAACTACATCGCCGACACAACCCTGCGGAACGGCGACTGGCTTGCCATCCAAGTCCTCGCAGACGCCAAGTTCCACACGCTCACCGGCAACATCGCTGACATCGCGAACACGACCGACGCCAGCGCCCCAGTCGTTCCGGCAGGCACGATCTTGTTCGGCAAGTTCACCGCCATCGACCTGCACAGCGGCCGCATCGTCGCCTACACCGCCTAGGAATGATCCTCGCCCCGACATTGTCGCTCTCCGCTGGGTCCGGCGCCGCCATCGCGCGCCCGACCTTCAGCCGCGACTTTGCCGGAGAGAAGACCTTAAACAACGGCACCGGCCCCGCCATCACCTTCACAAGAGCCAGCAACGCCACCTTCTTCGACGCCAACGGCACCCTGCAAACCGCCGCCAACGACACGCCACGCTTCGACCATTCCGGCGGCAGCAGCTTGGGGCTTCTCATCGAGGAGGCCAGAACCAACAGCATCCGCAACTCGCAGGCTGGTGGGGCGGTTGCTGGAGCGCCGGGAACAATGCCCACAAACTGGGACTCGTCCGCGCCAACCGGGATTAGCCGCGAGGTTGTGGCAACCGGAACAACCAATGGCCTTGCTTACATCGATGTAAAAATTAGCGGAACCAGCACGCAAGTAGCAGGAGGCAACGGAGCTATTCGGTTTGACATCAACACACAAGTGGCCGCCCTCCAAAACCAAACGTGGACGGCAAGCTGCTATGTAGCAATTATCGCTGGTTCAACGGCTAATCTTACAAATCTGTGGCTTGCCACGGTTGAGCGCAATTCTGGCGGCACTTTACTGCAAAGAACGACCACAACGATTAGCGGATCAACGCTAACACGTTATGTTGCCACGCGCACACTCAGCGATGCCACGGCGGCCTTCGTCAACACACAGATTGAATTGATGGGCATAGACAACGGAGACGTCATAGATATCACCCTCCGCATAGCCGCCCCGCAGCTTGAGCAAGGCGCCTTCGCCACCAGCTACATCCCGACGACCACCGCCGCCGCCACCCGCGCAGCGGACTCGGCGGTCGTCACGCCGATCTCTTCGTTTTATAATCAAGCGGAGGGGACTTTGTTTGCAGAGGGAAGCTCTGGCAACACGAACAATTCGCTAAATGCGCTTCTTAGTATCGACGACACAACGGCAAATGAACGCATACAAATTCGGCGTGGAACACAATTCAATCTTCTAAACATCGTCACAGCTACAGGCGGGTCGCCGCAAGCGTCTTTGGACACTTCTATCGGAACATGGGCATCGCCAACGGAATTTAAGAAAATCGCCTACGCACTGAAGCAAAACGACTTGGCTGTTTCGATGGGCGGTGCGGCGGCACTAACAGACACTTCCGCCACCCTCCCAACGGTCACGCGCATGGTCGTTGGTTTCGGCCCCAACTCGCAATATGCCAACGGCCACATCCGCCGCATCGCCTACTACCCCCGCCGATTGAGCAACACGCTGCTGCAACAGCTAACGACCTAATGCGCCCGCTCCTCGCCATCTTTGCGCTCGCCCTGTCCGGCTGCCTCACCGCGCAGCAGGAGGTGAACGACTGCCTGCCCGCCGCCATCGCCGCCAAGAACGCGATGGAGAAGAACGGCGTGCCGACCAAGGTGCTGATCGTCCACTGGGACGAGAACGGCAAGGGGCGCGGGCACGCCTACGCAATCTTCACCTACGGCAAGAAGTGGAGCTACGACAAACACTTCGGGTCCATCGCGCTGACCGCCGAAATTTCGCCCAACCAAGACCCCGCCTTCTGGGAGGCGTGGGAAGCCAACTGGAAACGCGGACACA